AGTCATCCATAAAGGATAGACGTAAAATTTAAGGAGAAATACAATGCCTACAGTAGATAAGGTAAACCCAATCACAAGAAACGTTGCTCGTTCATTTAACGGCAAGACAGTACAACAGTATCAGGTCGATCTAGTTGCCGACGCAAGTGGCGAACTAGAGCCAGGCGAAGCTGTTGAAGCAGTTCTAAGAGCATTCGCAGAGCGTGCTACAGTAATCATGCACAGTGAACTCACAGACAGCGATACACAAATGACTGTGTTTGTTGAAGGTGAATTCCCAACTGACACCTATGACGGTGAAAATTCAGAGACATTCGGCACATATGTCCAGAGCGAAATTGTTGCTCTAGGCGCCACTTATGGTCCTAACGATTTTGACATGACTGCTGTTACAGTAACCGACGGAACTGTTTACTTTGCAGACGACGTTGCTGTGGATTATCCAACCAGCAACTAAGATTCCTAACTACCTTAGGAACCGAAGGGCTCACATTTTGTGGGCCCTTTTTTTTGACCGTTAAATACTGATATGAATTATACACTCTACACACTGGTAGATATAACAGAAACAGGCCAGCATCACGGCCCAGACGAAAAATCTGTTAACCAACAGGCAAACTATAACTCAGTAATACAGTGTCTAGGACTTAGAGCCAATCCCGCTCCGATAAAAACGATATCACATCACGAATCTATCAAAGACATTGCATTTGGCACTAGATTCAGAGGCGTACAACGCTATTGGCAGTTTGAATTCGAAATAGAATACGGAGCACCGCCTCTAGAAGATATACTGGATGATTTTGATCTAGTGCCTGTTATCAATAATCTAGATGAAACTGTGAAACTTGAACCTGCTATATTCTCTACAAAAGATTCTAAAAATAAAAATGTTGTTATCTTGCCAGATAATGATTAACCCGACCTTGAATAAATAATATAGTCGAAAGGCACATAAGGCTAATAATACACTCATACAAGGCACTCAAACCAAAACGGAGTTTATTATGGCCTCTAACAAGCCTACACAGTTAGAAAAAGAAAGTCTAGAAGCACATGTTGATTTGTGCGCTCTGCGCTATGAGAATCTAGACAATCGTCTTACCAAAATAGAAACCAAAGTAGAAGACATACACGAAGATATCACCAACGGTAACAAAACTCTAGTCAAAGTAATTGTTGGTGCTGTCGGCACTGTGGTAGCAGGCCTGCTATCTACAATTGTTGTCCTACTTGTAAATTTTTAAAAACTCTTTTCCTCCTGCTAAATACCTTTATGTTATTAAATGAGCTATTTCTCTCTCTCGACGAAAAGCAGATATGGGCACGCTCTGGCAAGAAAGTAGTCAGAAAGTTTAGATGTACTTCGGGCGCTAGAAAAGGCAGAATAGTGCCTTCAATGAGTGCCTGTTTTGCTGCGCCGGATGTCAAAAAACGAGCTAGCATGCGTCGCACAAAGGCACGCCTTGGTAAAAAAATGGCACGCAAAGCAAGAAAGACGAAAAGAGTAAATCCAGCGTCAAGAAGAGTTCAGGCTCTCAACAAGGCAAGAAGATGAGAGCCGCAGAATTTTTAGAAGGTGCGTCAACAGCTTGGAAGCGAAGCAAAGGCACTACTACCAGGAAGTTTCGCTGCAGCAGCGGCCCGAGAAAAGGCCGAGTTATGGCTTCGCCTGCGGCCTGTAATAAACCTATCAACAGAAAGAAATCTGCTTCTCTTATTAGGACTAAAAGTAAACTAGGCGGGCAAAAAAGTTTTAAATCTAAACGCACTCGCAGAGTAAACCCTAACTCGCGCAGATTAGCAAGATTTAACAAGTGAGTATACAATGAAAATATCAGATCTATTTGAGCAACCCGCAGCCGGAAAAGTAACTAAAATTGCACCAAACGAAGTTGTAGTTACCGATCCTAAAAGCGGCATAGAAACCAAAATTCCTAAAAAGCCTAACCAACCGGGAACTGTAATGCGAGACAAAGAAGGCAAACTGGTATTAGATCCCGAAACTCCTGGAGCAGTAGCAGATGATATTGAACCAGGAGAAGAAATTAGAACAGAAATAGGTGGCGCAAAGGGTACACAAGGCACCCAAGGAACACAGGGTTCTATGTGATGCGTATAACAGAAATAGCAGACATTTATACTTCTAACGAAGAACAGACTGTTTTAGATAAAATGACTTCTGCGCAGATGATAGAATCGTATACAGAAAGAGAACGTTTCGTTATAGAGAGTCTCATACGCAAAAGTTTGGTAACTAAGTTTCAATACAACAACTCTTATCTTGTGGTAAAAAATGAAAATAATTGATGAAATTCAAACACTCCTAGACAAGCCTACTGACCCCACTCTTTTCCCTGTAGAAAACAAAGGAAGAATCCTAGTAGGAAAGTGTTCGGTTAAAAAGTCGAAAACAGGATATATCATATATAATCAAGACAAACAGGCAGTAGCATGTCTAGAAACCAAAATTGCTGCTCTTGCGCTTGCTAAGACCTTAAACAAACCGCGTTCGTCTCAACTGGAGATAGAACGACTAGATAGAATGATAGCAAAACACACACAGGATTGTGTGTTCTATAATCAAGTATTCAAAAGCACAGATGACCGAGAGCGTAGACAGGATCTAGATATGAAACTGTGGAATGCAAGATCAAAAATACTAGATGCCGAAGACAAACTTGAAACTTTTATCTACGCAAAAAGACTAAATAGTTAAAACGTTCTACATAGGAAGACAAAATGAACATCAGAGACATTTCTAAACCAGTTACAGCACGATCGCTGAACGAGAGCCTAGAAAAGAAGTTTGGCAAGCGAGTAAAACTAGAAACTTTTACGCTTGAACAACTTCAGAATTCACGCAACAAACTGCGTACAGCACTTAGTCAGATTGAAACTAACGAGAGTTATGGTGCTGTTAACACTTCCGAAACTTATCAGAAAAACAAGCTGTTTCTTGATGTTCTAAACGCTGAGATTTCTGAAAGAGAAGCAGTAGAAGTAAATGAAAAAGCAGAATCAAAAGCACAGCAAAAAGCAGCAGGCGCAGCACTAGCAGCGAAGCGCGGTGAAACTCCTGTTTCAAAACTAGTAGGCGCATCCAAAGAAATGTACGATTCGATGTCAGCAAAAGAACTAGAAGACTTTGCTGGAACCAAACACTCAGGTATTCCTGCTAAGAAAGGTGAATCAGTAGAAGAAGGCAGCATGGACGTTGACATGGACATGGCTGCTTCCGATGGCAGAGGACGTGACAGCGTTCCACCAGAAGACCACAACGACCTAGACTTCGAAGGCGGAATGGCCATGAAGCAACTGAGCACAATTGATGATGCTGCCGACGAACTAACAGATCTTATCAGCACAGACGAAAATCTACCTGAATGGGTTCAGAAAAAGATCATACTTGCTATGAGTTATATAGACACTGCAAGGGATTACATGAAGTCTGCAAAAGCCGTCGACAGAGAACGTAGTATGAGCATGGAAAGCGTGATTCGCGAAGGTGCTGAAGACAAAGCAGAACTAGTAATGGCAGCCAAGAACATGGTTGACAAACTAACAGGCTGGATGGAAGACACAGCAGAAATGCAGACTGAAACCATGCTCGAACTAGGCGATGCTATACGCGACGAACTGGGCGAAAATGAATCCGAACAATTTACAGGCACTGTAAAACCGTCATTGGAATCACTTTACACCGCAATGGAAACTACAAGAAGCGAACTTGTTAAGGGTGTAAGACTAGTAGCAGGCGAAGAAGTTGCTGACATGCCTGGGGACGATCTAGATGTAGAGCCAGAAATGGAACCAACTGTGGATCAAGAAGACGGCGACCTTGATGCAGATCTTGCTATCGATGATGCAGACGATGATTTTGCAGCAGCAGATGCGGCTGTAGGCGGCGAAGAAGAAGCAGGCAGAGAAAAACGCGAAAGTATAGAACGTCCAAGACGCCTTGCTAGACTGTTTGCGTCAAAAAAAAAGTAACTGAATCCAGCCTAGAAAATCAAAAACTGGTGATGGCTCTGCACACTATTAAAAACAATGTAGAACAAAAAGACAAGCCGGCTTTCTTACACTTTGAAAAACCCGCTCGAGAAGATATCAAATCCGGTTACATCAACGTCAATCTCAACGATGTAATGGTCAAGATAAGTGCTCCCCAGTTTAACTATGAAACGTTCAAAACAGCCTACGACAGCGATCCTTCGATTCAAGAATACGTAGAAAACTTCAGCGAGCAAGGGATTGAAATAGGTGCAAATGCTGAAAAATCTGATGTGCCGCAAGGCGATACCAACAACGGCTCTAACAAAGTGTCGCAGATGGCAAAGTCAGCAGTTGATCTTGATGACTCTCCGCTTGGTTGACCTTACTCCAAAAATCTCTTATAATACAACAAGTTATTAAAAGGCAGGATTGTGACTCTACTACAAAAAAAATTTGACTACCAACCTATTGAAAGAAAACAGGTAAACGGCAAAAGAAAATATCTCACGCCAGACGGCGGCGCTGTTGCTTCTGTAACTACTATCCTAGATGCTACCAAAGACAAAACAGGTCTGCTTGAATGGCGGCGCAGAGTAGGAGAAAAGAAAGCACAGCAGATTACTACTGAAGCAGCAGGCATAGGCACTCGACTTCACAAATATATTGAAGACTATATAGAAACAGCAGAGTGGATCACGCCAGGCTCTAATCCCCACGCACAAAAAGCACACGCAATGGCAACTGTGATTAAAGAAAACGCCATGTGCTATATTACAGAGTATTGGGGTTCAGAAGTTCCGCTTTACATGCCTAACATCTACGCAGGCACAACTGATCTCGTAGGCTGTTACAAAGGCCAACCCGCAATAATGGATTTCAAACAGGCGAATCGCAAAAAGAAAATCGAATGGATTGAAGATTATTTCCTACAACTTGTGGCCTACGCAGAAGCACACAATGAAATATATGGTACAAATATACAGGAAGGCCATATTTTTATGTGTACTAGAGGTAATCACTCTACAGAAATCGGCGGCGAAGAATATCAGCAATTTGATGTATGGCCAGACGAGTACGCTGAATGGCGTAAAGAATGGTATAATCGAGTATATGCCTACTATGAACAACAGGTTTGAGCGATAAATACTTCATAATAGGAGAATAAGAGTGGCGGTGGTTCAAATCAGCAAAATACAGCATCGAAGAGGTCAAAAGAATACAGGTTCTGGACTTCCTCAACTATCATCAGCAGAACTAGGCTGGGCTATTGATACTCAGGAATTATATATCGGAAACGGATCAGTTTCAGAGGGTGCGCCGGCTGTAGGGAACACAAAAATTCTCACCGAAAAAGATGATCTATTTTCGATCGCTGATACTTATTCGTATAGGGCGCCGGATGGTTTTGTAATTACAGGTGCCGATTCTGCTTCTCCTGTAGTACGTTCTCTACAAGAAAGGCTGGATGATAGAGTTTCTGTAAGAGCATTTGGTGCAATAGGCGACGGTGTTGCAGATGACACTGCAAGTATTCAAAGAGCAATAGATCAATTATATCTTAACGCTGCTACGAAGACAAATCCACAAAGCCGAGTGACACTTCATATAGAAGCAGGCACTTATAGAATCACAGACACACTCTATCTGCCTCCATATGCTACACTAGAAGGTGCTGGCTCAGATAAGACTGTTATCAGTCAAACAGCAGCTCAGCCTGTATTTCTTACAGTAAATTCTTCCAGCACGCCTGGTTCACCTAGCGACGATAGTTCGTCTACTCTGCTTAATCAAGCAAGAGAAATTCTAGTTTCTGGTGTAACTCTGCAGAGAGACAGTGCTGGTATTGCACTTCAACTAGACAGTTGTCGCAACAGCAGATTTATAGATGTAAAATTTGAAGGTGTTTGGAGTGCAGGTTCAGCTTTAGACGATACAGATTGTGCTGTTGTATTGAACAGTCTAAGCGGAGCAGTCGAAAGTTCCCGCAACCAGTTTGAATATTGTGTATTCGAAAAATTTGCCTATGCTATAATTTCCAACTGGGACATAGAACACACGCAATTCGCAAATTGTACATTTAACACGCTAGGTTACGGCATTGTGTACGGTGAGAACATGATTTTAGGATCATCAGGACAAACTGTAGGTCCTAGTCACTCCACAATTGAAAACTCGATATTTGAAAACATAAATCGACAGGCTATTTGGATTATTAATGGAGAATATAATACTAGTTCACAGAACAGATTTGTTCTAGCAGGAAATAGTGCTGGCATAGAAACTAACCCTGTTTATTCTGTAATTCAGTATGATAAGAAAACAAATAAGAGTATATCAGATTATTTTGCACGCACTAAAGCATTAACTTCTGGGGCAAATCTCAACACAGTTCCTTACATACCAGAAATTGAAGGCACTGCTCAATACAGTCTTGATTATGAAAATTCAGTGCAGTTTGGTAGACAAAACGATATTAGACTGTTTAGACTGCCGGGTGTACAAAATCAAAGTTACGAACTAGATTATACAATTGTGTCTGACAGCTACCGTGTAATTCGAAGCGGAGTAATGACTGTAATTGTAGACGGAGTTCAAGACAACGTAGAAATTTCAGATGATTTTGATTTTGTAGGAGATGAATCTTTCCTAGACGATATCAATTTTTCAGCACAATTAAGAGACGCCAATTCAGACGGCACGGCAGAAACGATTGTTATTCGAGTAACATCTACAATGCCCAGCGACGATCAATCTACTATAAAATTCACAGTAAAGGCCAAAAAGACTGATACACCTTGATGTTCAATCCTAATTCTAGTTTTGAAACTCGCCTTGCAAAGTGGGCAGAAGCAAGAGAACAAATCGCAGCCAGTAAGGATCCTATACAAGCCACGATAGACTGCTACTCTCAGGCACCCAAGGTAAGTATTCACACAGATCCATACGATCGAGATACTTGGCCTACTCCCTGGGAGTTGATACAGGAAAATCAGTATTGTGACTTCTGTCGTTTGCTGGGAATTGCCTTCACCTTAGAATTAACAGACTGTTTTTCGGATGAACAGTTTGAGATACATATACAACGCTCACGCGAAACAGGCGAGATATATTACCTACTATATGTCAGTGACCGAGTCGTGGGATACACAGGAGAGACACATGTTGCAAAATCAGACATCCCAGACACTCATGATTTGCAACACCAATACAACCTGTCTCTCTAACAGAATACGAAGTTAAAAAGAAAATAATTGCCTACACAGTAGGACAGCGAAATAGTCATCTAAAAAAAGGAAAGAGAAAAATGTTATTTGAGAGACAGATATCACGCAAACCCGATCACTACCCGTGGACGAAAGATTTTATTGACGCAATCTGGCAAGGTTTTTGGACCCCAGACGAGTTTAACTTTAGATCAGATTATTCTCAGTTTAAGACAGAACTAAGCACAGAAGAGCAGGAAGTGATTGTGCGTGCTCTAAGTGCTATCGGTCAAATTGAAGTTGCTGTGAAATCATTTTGGGCAAATGTAGGAACACATCTTCCTCATCCATCTATCAACGACCTAGGCTATGCAATGGCAAACTCAGAAGTCATCCACAACATGGCCTATGAGAAACTGCTAGACGTGCTTCACCTTACTCACGTGTTTGAAGAGAACCTCAACGAAGAAGTGATCCGCGGCAGAGTAAACTATCTACGCAAGTACAACGAAAGAGTATATGAAGATGATAAAAAACAGTTCATTTATTCAATAATTCTCTTTACATTATTCGTAGAAAATGTTAGTCTATTTTCACAGTTCTACATAATTCTGCACTTCAATAGAAATAGAGCAGTTTTAAAGGACTGCGCACAACAGGTGCAGTATACAAGGAACGAAGAGATGCTACACGCCCAGGTAGGAATACAGTTGATTAACACCCTACGCGATGAGTATCCAGAAATGTTTGACGCAGAATTGGAAGCAAGGATTCAGGAAGAGATCCGAGACAGCATGGTAGCAGAAAGCAAAGTAATTGATTGGATGATCGGCGACTATGCAGTAGATGGCCTAAACGCAGACATCCTTAAGACCTTTGTTGGCAAGAGAATGAAAGAATCAATGGAACAGATTGGATTTGATCACAGTCAAATTGAAATCGACAAGACATTGGCTGACGAAACATTCTGGTTTGACGAAGCGCTGCTAGGATCTACAATGACCGACTTCTTCCAAAAGCGTCCAGTAGAATACGCAAAAGGACAGGGAATCGGTGCAGACGAATTATTTTAAAACAGAAACAAAGGAAGTAAGAATGAGTTTTGATTGGTTAAACAAAGACTCGCGGACGTTTTTAGCGCGAGGATATTTGAATGAAGAACAAAGCGCGGAAGACAGAATCCGTGAGATCGCAGACACAGCAGAAAGCTTTCTTGATGTAGAAGGCTTTGCTGACAAGTTTTACGATTACATGGGCAGAGGATTTTATTCACTTAGTTCACCAGTATGGTCGAACTTTGGTAACACCAAGGGCTTGCCTATCTCCTGTAATGGAGTTTACGTAGGTGATGAGATTTCCAAGATCATGAACAAGGCATCAGAAGTTGCCATGCAGACCAAGCACGGTGCGGGCACATCAGGCTATTTTGGTGATATTCGTTCTCGTGGTTCAGAAATCAAGACAGGGGGCACAGCAGACGGACCTGTTCACTTTATGAATATTTTTGAAACTGTGACAGACATTATCTCACAGGGTTCAGTGCGTAGAGGATCATTCGCAGGCTATCTCGACATTGAACACCCCGACGTAGAAGAGTTTTTGGAAATCAGAGAAGTTGGCCATTCTATTCAAAACATGAGCCTCGGTCTTTGTGTATCCGATGCTTGGATGGAGGCAATGATCGAAGAAGGTGAAAAGGTCAAGGCAGGTGAACTGGCTTCAACAGACGCAGAAAAACTGCGCCTCTGGGCAAGAGTTATTCGTAAGAGAAAAGAGTCAGGCTATCCTTATCTGTTCTTTAGCGATAATGTTAATAACGGTAAGCCTAAGGTTCTTAAGGACAAGAACAAGCGAGTATATGCTTCTAATCTTTGTTCAGAAATCTGTTTGCCAAGTGGCGACGACGAAAGCTTTGTTTGTAATCTTGCTTCTATGAATGTGCTTACCTATGACGAGTGGAAGAACACAGACGCAGTAGAAACGCTCACATATTTTCTTGACGCAGTAATGACAGATTACATCAACAAGACTGCTGAAATTGCTTACATGGAGAGTTCCTACAACTTTGCTCGTCGCTGGCGTGCTCTGGGCATTGGACAGTTAGGTTGGCACTCATATCTACAGAGCAAGATGATTCCGTTTGAAAGCTATCAAGCAGCAACGCTGGCTACAGAAATTGCTCGCTTTATGGACGAGCGCACTCTCAAAGCCACACAGGAAATGGCTGCTCGATATGGCGAGCCGGACGGCATGATTGGTTATGGCGAACGCAACCTTACACGTCTTGCTATTGCGCCCACAACGTCAAGTTCCTTTATTCTTGGACAGGTATCTCCCTCCATTGAACCACTGCGTTCTAACTACTTCACCAAGGATCTTGCCAAAGGTTCGTTTACCTACAAGAACCCTTATCTCGAAAGACTGCTAGAATCATATGGTCGCAACGACGAAGAGACTTGGATGAGTATTTTAACAAACTCAGGATCTGTTCAGCATCTTGATTTTCTAGGAGAAACAGAAAAGGCAGTGTTTGCTACCTTTGATGAGATTACTCCTATCACAATCGTACAGCAGGCAGCAGCACGACAGAGATTTATTGATCAAAGTCAGAGTCTAAACCTTATGATTCCGCCCTCTGCTGCTGTGAAAGACATCAACGCACTGCTGATTGAAGGGTGGCGAATGGGTGTCAAGACATTTTACTACCAGCGGTCATCGAACCCTTCTCAGGAACTCGTGCGTGATATAATGAATTGTAGTGCGTGTGAGGCTTGATATGGATACCGTAGTATGGAGCAAGAATGCCTGTATGTTCTGCGACTGGGCAAAAGAACTGCTAGAAAGCAAGGGCATAGAGTTTGAGGAGCGTAATCTATCACAGGGTGAATGGACTAGGGAGCAGCTACAAGAAGCTGCTCCCGATTCAAAAACAGTACCGCAGATATGGTTACACGGTAAGTATGTAGGAGGCTTTACAGAGCTTAAAGCATACATCAAAAACAACCCGGAGTAAAACAAATGCTAATTGAAACACCTTACAAGAACGGTGACACTATCAGCCTTAAACTAAGTTCAGGTGAAGAAGTAGTAGCAAGACTGGAAGAAGAACGCGAGGACACACTTAAATTGTTAAAGCCTCTAATGCTTACACCTACACAAGAAGGGCTAGGTCTAGCACCGTTTATGTTTACAGTGAATCCAGAGCAGAGCATTATTCTAAACAGAGCAATTGTGCTTTGTATTGCAAAAACTGAAGAACAGATGGCATCACAGTATGTACAGAACACTACAGGACTTGCCGTATAATGGTAGACGAAGTAGAACCAATCAATAGAGAAGAGTTTGACAGTTTTAGGGAATCGTTTGAACACGATCGTCTCAGCGCCGGAGTTGATCTTAGACAACTGCCTTATGAAGATGAAAAACTTCTAGAAGAAACTCAAAGTCAAATATCTAACATTGTAGCACAATTAGAAAATTCATCTCCGGCAGCAAAAGCTGCAGAACTTGCAGGCGACTCTTGTAATATATTTGATAGTATGAGTGACTTAGTAAGTGGACCTAAAGAAGCTATCGGCGCAGCAGCGGGTGCTGTAGGAGGCGCAGTAGGCGATATAACAGACGGCATAGGAGACGTTGCTGGTGGCATAGGCGATGCTGTGGGAGACGTTGCTAGTGGCATAGGAGCAGCATTAAGTCCGGCACAAGAAGCTGCAAAAGCTGCTGGAGAAGCAGTTAACGGCGCAGCAGCAAATGCAAAAGAAGCTATCGGCAGTATCTTAGGAGGAGCTAACGAACTTAGTCTTCCTTTTGACAATGCTATAGGCGAAATAAAAGAAATTGCAGCTTCATTACAGGGTGCTAGTCAAGAAGTATTGGATAGCGCACTAGCAGGTTTTCAAGATTTCCAAAATTCTTTGAACGATATCACGGACTCTGTGTTCGGAGGAATTTCTGATGCGTTGTCTTCAGCTACTGATGTAATAGGCGAAGGTCTACAAACACTAGGCGCAGCAGGATGTCCGGCTGCTAAAGGAGCTGCTGATAAAAATATTTTAGATAAAGCAGGTGAGCTAGGTATTGATCTAGACGGTATAGAATCACCTGCTGACCTCAGCGACGATGCTCTAGCTTTACTTGAACAGTCAGGCGAGTTGCCCAATAGTGTGTTAAATATTGGTAAACTAGACAAACTCGGAGGTACAACTCTAGTAAGTATAAAAGAACCAGGAAAAACACTAACTGAACGCGGATTAGAAGCAGCTAATAGCGCATTAGCAGGGGTTGAAAGTTTTAGTGCAAATATTGGGTCTGCTGCTGCTCAAATGGAATCTCTTACTAGTAATTTAGACAATCTTAGGCCTCCGGAATAAATTATGGCAAATTTTGGTGTAGCAAGACTTAATGATATCGTAGAAGGTATATGCGAAATTCACGGGCCGCAAAAAGGAAGAATTACAAGTGCTTCTCCGGATGTTATAGTAAATGGCAGAGGTGTTGCAAGGATAGGCGACAAAGTTAAAGCAGAATGCGGACATGTATCAACAATTGTATCAGGTTCGACGTCAGAAAAACCAAACGGTAAACTTGGTATAGCAAAGCAAACCAGCAATGTCGGCTTACTAAACGAACCTTACAAAGGTAGAATTTATACTGGTTCTACAGACACTCGCGTAAATTAAGGTTGACAATCTCTTGTTAATCTAGTACTATACTGGTATTATGGAAAAGTTAATTCTTACTGATTGCGATGGCGTACTGACGAACTGGGACTATGCGTTCGGTGTTTGGATGGAATCTCATGGTTATAATCCTGTTCATCAAGGCAACAGGCATTATTCAATAGCAACTCGTTTTGACATATCACAAAAAAAGGTAGGTGAATTAATCAAACAGTTCAACGAGTCTGCTGCTATGGGATTCCTTCCTGCTCTACGTGATGCTGTATTCTATATCAAAAGACTGCACGAAGAACACGGCTATGAATTTCACTGTATTACCTCAATGAGCAGAGATCCTAATGCTATGAAACTTAGAGAGATGAATATACGCAAATTGTTTGGCGATACTGCGTTTTCAAAAATCATCTGTCTTGACACACAAGCACCTAAATACGATATATTAAAACAGTATGCGAATACAGGTTTGTACTGGATCGAAGACAACTATAGAAACTGTGTGGCAGGACTGGACTATGGATTAAAACCCGTGTTAATGGAACACGGATTTAATATGACGGAAGACATTCCAACAGGGGTTACAAAGGTAATCAGTTGGCGAGAAATATACTCAATTGTAACAGGAGAAAACTATGAGTAGTGAACTACATGAGCAAATTGTTCAGGCATTTCAGAACTATCTAGCAGAAGCAGAAACCTTTGATGAGAAGGGTGTAAAAGCAGCAGCCGCCCGTGCCCGTAAGGCACTTGGCGACCTCGGCAAACTAACCAAAGATCGTCGCAAGGAAATCCAAGAACGCAAGAACGAGATGTAATATGCGAGCGACTGTTATTGGCGGAGGAATATCAGGCGTAACAACAGCCTACTACCTTGCTCGTAAGGGCTATGATGTCACTGTGATAGAGCGCGAGCGATATACTGGTATGGGAACATCATACGCCAATGGCGGTCAACTTTCTGCTTCTAACGCGGAAACTTGGAACAGTTGGGGAAATATAAAGAAAGGCCTCAAGTGGATGTTTCAGGAAGATGCCCCACTTAAAATAAGCCCTAGACCAGAAATATCCAAGATAGGTTGGATGGCAAGATTCATTGCCAATATTCCTAATCGTGAACGGAACACTCTCGAAACCTGTCGCATGGCACTAGCAGCACATGACTTCTATCGTGCTATTGCAGATGAAGAAAGCGTCGAGTTCAACAGAGTAGAAAAAGGAATACTGCATATCTATCGCAATGAAACTGCCCTACAGCATGCTCGTCGAGTAAACGAACTGTATAAGGAGGCAGGACTTGAACGTAGAGAAGTCACTGCGCAGGAGATGCGACAGATAGAACCTACTTTGGATCAAAGCGAAACACCATTTGTAGGTGGCTTTTATAACGGACAGGATTTCACAGGCGACATACATCTGTTCTGTAGAAATCTTTCAAAAATACTGAAACAGAAATACGAAGTCAAGTTTCTAAAACTGCCTGCCACCATCTACGATATTGATCATTTTAGCGAGCACGGCCCTGTTATAATCTGTGCTGGAGTTGATTCTCCTCATCTTGCGAAAGCAGTAGGCGACAAACTGCCCATCTATCCTGTGAAAGGCTACTCCATCACAGTGAACGATCCAAAGTCAGCACCGTGGGTTAGCCTATTGGACGACGAAACTAAAATTGTGTCTGCAAGATTGGGAGAATCACGGTTTAGAGTAGCCGGCACAGCCGAGTTTGCTGGCAATAACCTAGACATAAAGAAGGCAAGAATACAACCGCTTGTAGATTGGACAAGAACTTTATTCCCTGCAATGAATACAGAGCATGTAGTGCCCTGGGCAGGCCTGCGTCCTATGACTCCTTCTATGATGCCTATTGTGAAACAGAGTGCGAAGAACAAAAATGTGTATTATAATACAGGACACGGCCATCTAGGCTGGACACTTAGTGCCTACACCGCGAATCAAATCACAGACATTATAGAGGCCACACAGTGAGATACTATAGATATATAGAACCACACGATCCTACCAACGACAACTTTGCACCAGAAATAGTCACACTGAGCGAGCAGGAAATACTTGACTACTACTGGGATTACTGGTATACTGGTATGTGTGAAAATTTTGGCAAGGACACAGTGGATCAAGAATACACCAAAGACCATTGTTTGAAAGACTGGAAAGCGGTGCACTGGGCTTGGCAAGTAGAAGATCATCAAGGAGAAAGAAATGAGTAAAGATGTAGAATTTATTTTTGTTAGACGCGATTCTGACAATAAAGTGGAAATTGTTAAAAAAGAATCGTTTGACCCTAGTGGTTATAGTTTTTTGAAATACTATGAAACAGAATTAAATACTCTAGAAGAATGGGTCGAAACTGATAGACTAGAAGACTATCAAAGTTTAGAAAAAATAAATAAGAGTTGAATTCGATGAAGCGATGGTGAGATGTTTCGGACGCGGGTTCGACTCCCGCCGCCTCCACCATAAGCGTTTTGGCTGTCTATATGTCAGTGGTGCTTGTAACCTCAATACAGAACGTTTTTGATGGGGGCGTCATTGGTTTCGACGGAGCAGACGAGTCATCGTGGAGAATCGGCAATGCGAAAGCCGTTAGGATTGGGTTTACCCGGTCGAAGAAGCAAACTAAAATAAATGCAGAAGAAGCATTTGCTCTAGCCGCTTGAGGCTAGATGGGGTTTTTGCCAGTCCTTCCTTATTACCCAAAGGACTGGCTTTATGTTATTTGCAAGGCTAAATAAAGTTGATAACACCTAGGAAGTTTATTATGAAAAAATTTATATTGACATCAATTTTGCTTGTGTTTTTAACAGGCTGTGCTTCTAATGAATTATATTATGATTCAGTGAACAGAGCCAACGAAACAAACGCAAAAGTAGAACTAGCAAAGGCTCAAGCAGAAGTTGAAAGAATGCGAATGCTGACTAATATTTCACAGTCTGGCAACGAAAGTGCCCAGGTAGCAGCCGTTATGGCTCTTGCATTTGGCGGACAACAGTCTGGCGGTAACAGTAACTCGTCAGGCGCAGTTGCTCCTCAAAAGCCTGAGAGCGCAGGTGATACTGCATTTCGTTGGGCAACACTTTTAGTGCCTAGTTTAACTACACTGTACGCGGTTGATCAGGCAGCATCAACACAGCAGCAGCAGATTCAAGCTAATAGAGATGTGTCGATTAACTCTAATCGCACAATGCTTGGATTTGGTCAACTTGCAGCCGGAGACGAGGCTACAATTGTAGGTGGCGAAGGAGACAGAGTTCTTACACCCCAACCACCTATTGTCGGCGGCGAAGGTGATAGCTTGCTATTCCCGCAGAACCCCGCTGATCAAACAGTCATAGGCACCGAAGACGACGTACTACTGTTCCCAACTAATTAAGTTAGCCAAAACAGTTTGACTTTGTAAAAAACCCTTGCTATACTTGTATTTTTGTATAGCAGGGGTTTTTCTATGACAATGCATCTAGAGCAGGGGTTGAGCACTGTTAATCACGCTCGCCCTAAGCATAAGAAACTAACCAAGAAAGACTATTATAGACTGGTTGAACAGCATCGAGCACACAATCGCCGGGCTAAACAGACCAACAATCGTCATATGATGATGTCGTTCGAACAGTATCTTGACTATTGCCGACCCAAGCACACTGTGTCGCAGGTAATCACAGACAATAAACCTGACTTTGTGCCTGAACAGCCTACTATTAGACAGTCAGCGCAGCCTGCAGCACAAATTAAGAGTCACGGTGTCACAGCAGACAACTGTTTGAAAAAAGAATCAACTAAATACACCGGGGACTATGTTATTGGCATCGCCCAGACTCATAAGAGTAACGCAGTACCGGTAACCAACGGCGAGCATGCCAAAGACATTGCTCGTATGAGAAGAGGGTAAAAAATGAAGTTATTAATGCTTGTGTTTGCAAGTTTTCTTTCCATTTCAGTATGGGCTACTTCCGGTTCTGATTCTGTTGCCGAAACTGTAACTGAACCGACTCCTTTTGCTATTGAAGATTATCCAGAAGCTTACTGTCTAGCTCAAAATATATATTTTGAATCGAGAGGATCGAGCTTTGCTGATAAGGTATCTGTAACGGATGTTGTACTCAATCGCGTTAAAGACTCTCGGTATCCTAACACAATTTGTGATGTAGTATATCAGGCCCGTACCGACATTACCGGATTTCCGCTTCGCCATCAGTGTCAGTTTTCTTGGTTTTGCGACGGGAAAAGCGACGAACCTAAAGAAGTAGATGCCTGGTATGAAGCACAAGTAATTGCCTATCAAATGCTCTATAATAAGAGATTTATAGGTATAACTGAAGGTGCAACCCACTACCATTCCTACAAAGTCGATCCATACTGGGCCGATAGTTTTCAATTCATTGGCAGAAACGGCGATCACATCTTCTATCGCTGGAATTAAAACTGATTGACATAATAATGTATTATGTTATTAAACTTGTATAAAATTATTTTAAATTTATAACAGACCAAAGGTACTAAAATGGCTCAATGTCCTTACTGCTGGCAGGAAAAAAAATTCCTACAACCTAAATGTCATCATTGTTTAAGTGAAATATCTTATTATGATCAAATAGTTTTTTTAATTGTGCAAACTTTGATGAGCTTTGTTTCTCTCGGTGTTGCAATTTTCCTATTTTGGTTGTTGCTGAAAATTTTCGGAATGTAAGGTAAATACCCTAAGGGGGTATTTATCATGTGGGAATACAGATGCAAGATCGTTCATATCGTGGACGGCGATACAGTAGATGTTGATATCGATTTAGGATTTGGTGTAATATTACACGACGAAAGAGTTCGAATCAAAGGCATAGACACACCAGAATCTAGAACAGCAGATTTGATTGAAAAACAGTTCGGTAAAGCAGCAACACAGCGTTGTACCGAACTACTACCAGTAGGTTCTACACAGATTCTACTTTCAGAAATCAATAAGGACGGTGAAGACATGAAAGGTAAATTTGGTAGAATACTGGGAGATTTTGTAATTGGCAACACAACTTACACAGAAACTCTTATCACAGAGCACCTTGCTGTGAGATATGAAGGACAGGCAAAAGAAGATATCGAAGCAGAACATCTCAGAAACAGAGAAATACTGCTTGAATCCGGAAAGATAACACTGGATTCTGATTTCGAATAAAATATAATATGTTCTTTGGAATAATAACTCTAGTTACAGCACTAACAATCTCCGCAGTTGCCATTTGGTATTCTGTGGCAGGTTTGGCTGCTATCTTTGCCGCAGCAGTTGTGCCTATTGTGATAATGGGCACAGTGCTGGAGGTATCTAAATTAGTCACAGCAGTGTGGCTACATCGATATTGGCACCAAGCCACATGGTGGTTAAAAACCTATTTGACCACTGCTGTGGTTGTGTTAATGTTTATCACTTCAATGGGCATATTTGGCTTCCTGTCAAATGCTCATGTTCAGCAAACAGCACAGGGTGATTCTGCAGTTGCAGAGATTGAAAGAATAGATTCCGAAATTGCTCGGCAAGAGGCTGTAATAGCAAGAGCAGAAGACAAGATTGAGACTGCACAGGACCAGGGTGTAGGTGGTGACGCTAATATTCAGGCGCAGATTGACAGAGAACAGGAAAGAATAGATCGAGCCTATGCCCGAGCAGAGCCTCTCATAGAAGAACAGCGCGAGATTATTCAGCGTTCAGAAGGTCGTATTATCAATCAAATTGATGCAATAGACAGAGACGTTGAAAGAGTAGATGCTGCTGTTGCAAACGGCGATGTTGCTACAGCACAGAGCATTATCGGCACAGAAGCAGACGGCATTTATGGTCCGAATACTAGAGCAGCAATCGAAGCGTACAAAACACGCCAAGCAGAACAACGAGCAGAACTAGAACAGCGCCTAAGCGAAGTAGGTAATGATCCCAGGGTTGAGGCAGCACGACAAGAAATTGAACGCATCCGTTCTGGTGTAGAGGCACAGGTAGCACAGTCAAACGAGTTGATTAATAGACTGCGGGCACAATTAGGCACAAACACAGGTGCTGACATAGACACAGTAATAGATGAACAGAACGAACAAATTGTCGCGGCTAACACTCAAATAGATACACTAACGGAAGACAAGTTTGAACTAGAGGCACAGTATCGACAGTTGGAAGCAGAAGTTGGTCCTGTCAAGTATATCGCAGAGTTTGTGTATGCTGAAGACGCAGACAAAGATCTGCTTGAAGAAGCAGTGCGCTGGGTAATTGTAATCATTATATTTGTGTTTGATCCCCTAGCAGTGCTCCTGCTTATTGCCAGCCAATACACATTCCGCTGGAACGGTAGAGAACTGTTTGAAGGCGGTACAGCAATAGCACCGCCAGAACCTGATATTGATCATACACTGCCGACTAAGCCTACAGCGTCTAAAGATCTGCCAGAAGCAGCAAACGAAGAATTCGGATTAACTCTAGAAGAAGCAGCCGAGCCTTATATAGAATCTGAGATACACGATGCTTACAACGACGACAGGTTAGTCAGAGGTTATGACCTTGACAAATCGATCGAAAAAAAAGATATAGGGTTGTGGGAAGAATTAAACAGCGATAGGCACGAAGTTATACGCCAGCAGGATGAATCACAGGTTTGGCACCAAGCCAAAAAAGATTGGAAGGCAGATCATCCTGATGAAACACTTAAGAAGCAAAAAGAAAAATATCTTAAAGGCGAAATAGATCAACTGCCCTGGGAAGCGTATTACAGCGAACCAAAAAAAAAGATCCTATATAATGAAGAAGAACAACGAACAGATTCGACGGGATCTAGAATAAACAAACCAACTGCCTACGTACAAAACCAAGAACAATCGGCCTCATCAATATGGAAGCGTATATACAATCGTGAGTGACATACTTCTTATTACCCCACCCGACAAAATATTCAATCAAAATAAATCCTGTCTGTTGATATAC